AAAAGAAGGGTCAGGGGTGTTCTAGGTGTACTAAAAAACCGACCACCTTTGCTTGAATTGCATGTCCTGCATAATAGTTGAAGATTAAAGTCATCATCAGTACCACCCTGGCTACGGGGAATGATGTGGTCTACTGAATCACCTTCATTGCCGCATTGCTGGCATAGTCCACAATCACGATTGATGATGCGTTGCCTTATCTTGCGCCACTTTGATGTACTTCCATTCTCCGTTAAAGCACTCATCAATAATAGTTCCTTTGCTGATGGAATGACCATGCTTTGCACATTGAACCATATCGCTTATTGATGTATTTGATTGATGCATCTATCTGCCTATAGCCATCCAGGTTGCGATACCACTTAGAACGCATCTGCCCTAATCCGAAGTGGCTGCCATTCTTTGCTCGCACATCCCATGTTCTATTTTCTTTTGTGATGATGTCCTTAAAGCACATAAACTCATTCCATTCAATAATCCTAGAATGTGCATATAGCTTGTAGTGATCGATGGTTGTAGCTTGTGCGGGTTGCATCTGTATTGAAAGCGAGGCTATGAAAGAGCAAAGCACTCCCCAAACCACCAGTCTCCTTAGCGAGCTACACGCCTTCAGGCGCTCGCTTGCAGAGCTGGATGGTAGCAAGCCTGTCAAGCGCATCAAGTTATCCACAGAATTTTGAGCGTACGCTCGGCGTGTTATCCACAGGTTATCCACAGGCCTCACTGATGCCCCCATCCGTCACCCTTGAAGTGAATGGGTGTTGCCTGATACACCCTGGACATAATGATCGTGCAGTTATCACAATTTGGAATTGGATAAATGTCATTGATGCCTGCCGATACTGATTTAACCTGGCTGCACACATCGCATCGATACTCATAAATCGCCACTGTAAGCCGTCTCCTTATCTAATATGACCACACCCATAACACCGCAGCTATTGCACTCCACCACTTCCACATAAGGTGGCAGGGTGTCAGTGACCTTTCGGACTGTGTGATTTGTCAGCTTCTTTTCAATTCTGCACTCATATTTGATTTGCATAGATACTCCTTGAGAAGTTGGCCATAGGGTGCAAATCCTGCTGGCCTATCCACCATGAGCCATCACTACGCTGATGCGATGGTCTACGGGCTACCGCTACGGGAATCCAGCCGCATATCCAGTATTTTGGCATCGATCCTGTAACCAGGATTGCCACATCTTCCTTGCGGTCAAGCTCTGAAAGGATAAGTGACCCATTCTGCCACTTTGTCCATTTGACCTCGATGTTATTACCCACATCAGCCTTCAGCTTGAAATTGTCAGCTGTTAAATCGATGGGCTTCCTGAAGTATTTGGCTACAGCTAATTCAGCCCCAAATGCTTCGCTTTGTTGCATGACGAACGCTGGGAAGTTAAGCCGCTCTCTGTCATTCTGATAATTCCGTTTGACAGTCACGCCTTCCCATTGAGGTATGTAGTCTATGGCTCTACGCAGCCCGGCCTTTGTGATTGCTACCTGCGTGGCGTTATCTATCTGAATTGGAATCATTTGCAGTCCTCGCAAAGCCAAATCAAATCGATCCCATTAGCTTTTACATAGTAACCAGTTGCCAAAGGCTTATGCCGCACACATTCATCGCAGATTTCATGTTCTCCAGGCTTGAAAATCTCTACATACCCCATTAGATACGCTGCTTCCACTTGCCATCGCTACCTAGCACCATCCACTGCGGTGGGCATTGCTGGGCTTTGGTCTTTTCTGTGCAGAAGTATGCGCCCCAGGCTTTTCCATTCTTTTCGCCCTCTTTCCAAATCATGTGGCCATGCTTACAAATAGGCGCTTCCGCTTGTAGCTCACCGCCCAGTTCATCCTTGATTTGGTCTACAGCTGACTTGACTGTGGTGAACCCATCTTCCCAAATTGGCTTAGCCCAGGGATCATCCTCGACAAATGCTTTTGGCATAGTCTCGACTTGCTGCATATCTTCGCGGCTAGGCTTTTCCTCTGTGCCTAGTACCACGCTGGCAGCTCTACCGATTGCGCTGCTCACTGTGTCCTCGACATACCACCTTTTCATTTGTGGATTGTAAGCGCCGACCATTCCATGCGCGTAGTCGATAGCGGCAGGTTCTTTGTCCTCGTAATGGCGATAGATACGGCACTCTATGAGGATGTAACCCTTTTCAGGATTCCAGTCGATGATTGATGTGTGGATTTTATTTGTAGGCCAGGTGGCGTGCAGTCTCTGAACCTTCTGATTTACTGTCTCGTAATTGTCCAGGAATCCCATTAGCGCACCGCCTTTCGAGCTGCGATTTTGCCTCTGATAAATCCTTCGCGTTTGCCTTCTTTGAGGCCTGCGGTATAACCGAATGTAAAGCCAATTGCAACGCCTATCAGTAGCCACATAGCCACTTCACCGATTGAGTACATTATTGCTCCCGTTCAGGGAACTACTGTGCTTCGCTCCCTGCCATAACTGTGAAGCAAAGCTGTGACAAGGTCAAGATTCCTGCGTATCGTTGGGCGTGTCGGCTCGCTTTTCGGCTTTATCCTTTAAGCCATTTGATGCTAGCACCGAGCCAAGTGCGCCTGTGAGGAATACTGTCAGGGTGGTTAGAAGCTCGATGAACGCACGATCGTTGGGCGCTTGTGCGCCGATTGGCTGTGTAACGAATATCAGCGCGTACAGCATCCCCATCACTGATAGGGCAAAGACCAAAGCCAGGCATACGCCGATGAATACGATTAAGCGGGCTTTGAGCTGCTCATTGCTTAGCCTACGGCTGTGCCTGGGTGTCAATTTCATCTCCAAATAAGTCTTGAGTGCAGACTCCCGTACTAACACACTCTGGCGGATTACATTCAGGCTTTTGCCAGTTCTCAAATTCCTGGCATGGATACCTAACCCATCCATCGTATTGACCACACGCAGATAGCCCTATCGAAAGCGATAACCATAGGGCTACCTGTTGTAGCTTTCGGGTCACTTCCCCTTAACACCGAAACTTGAGTCATTTGGATTCAGCCAACGCATGATCACTGGCAGTACGGCTGCAAGGCCTGCGCTAGCAATTGCCTTTGGGTCGGTGACTCCAGCCATGTAGACGGCCACACCAGCTGCTAGGAATGAGCGCGCCCATGAGGCCGCCATAGGTTTGATTTGGTTCATTTCTTCTCCTTCTTCTTCAGAATGGTTTTCTTTGGTTTAGCCTCGATGACCACCGCAGGATATTCACCCTTGAATGGCACATACTTAGGCCGACCAAATCCCACGATCTCTTTGCCGATGGTGCGCTGCTTAATCATCACCATGCCGCCATTGCGTTGATCGCCAGTTCCCGATGTGTTGCCCTCGATGCAGGTAATGACCTTGCCATCGATTGCTGCCACGATGCCCACATGGCTGATGCGGTCTACGCCATCATGCGGAAAGTCCATGAACGCCAAATCGCCCAGCTGTGGTGTCTCATTCCAGCGGCCGATGTCCTTAAATTTATGTGCGCCTGTAGCTGTGCTAACTACTGATGGTGCTTTGACTCCAGCCTGTGCCAGTACCCAGTTGCAGAATGAACCGCACCAGGGTAGGCCGTTGGCCTTTGTGAATTCTCCATATTTGGTCAGATTGTCAGGCACTTCTACATAGCCAACCTCACCCAAAGCAATTGCAATTGCCTGGGGTGCTGTGCCGACTGGGTATGTCATCCGCGTAGGGCTGCGATCTCTTCAGCTGTGAGGCCGATTGCTTCGAGCTTTGCGACAGCTGAAGCGGCTGCGGTAGCTTTGGCAGCTTGTGCGGCTTCTTCTTCCTGGCGCTTCTCTTCTGCGATTGCCGCTGCGGCTTCCATCTCGGCTACTTCTTCATCGGTTAGCTCGATGATTTGCTCTTCTTTGGTTTCGCAGTTGATGATGATTTTCGTTGGATTAGGCATTTTTGACTCCATATAGGTAGGCGGTTGAGTATTGTGCAAACCCTGCATCGGGCAGCAAAGTTATTCTGTTGATTGCGGCTGTACCTGTCCAAATGCCAGCAACCAAATCCATATACTGAGTAGTGGCGTTTGTTTCTGCAACTGTGTCAAATGAGACAGATTTTTGATTTGATGAAAGATAGTTGGGTACATAGAGTTCAGAGTTCGCAAATGTGCTAGCGGTTGCACCGCCGCCGTTTGTATTCCAAAGAAGCATCTTGTTTTGAGATGTGCTGGCATAACTAGCCGCCGATGCTCCGTTGCCTTCGATTGTTCTTGTCGAGTAGTTAGTGCCTGAATCATTGTTAAAGCGTAGATAAAGATATGCCCCTGCCCCGCCTGTGGTGTCTCGGATTGAGCATTTGACTACCAAATCCGTGTAAGTGCTAGGGATAGAAGTAAAATCAATAGCAGCAGCCCCACCTGACCCGACTGTAGAAGAAGCGATTAACTCAAATGTATTTGGCATTATGCGCTCGCAATTCCGTATAGGGTGAAGGTTGAGCCAGTCGAAAATGTGTAGCCTGAACCATTATAGCCAGGCCACAGCGTAAGAGAAGTAATAGCAGCTGTGTTACGCCAAAGTCCAATGTTGCAATCTGTTGATTCTGCGGCGTTGCCTCCGCGAGCAATAACTATTTTATTAGTTGTAGTGTTTGCATAATTCATAATGTGAGCAACAATGGGCGAGAACGTAGAACCGCTTTCAGTAGTTCCAATGCGATAAAGGTCTATTTCTCGATAGTTAGAAGCACGACTAGACGAAGCACTTGAGCCGTTGCCGCCAATAGTAGTAAAAGAATAGTTTGTCGAACCTGTTGAATTATCAGAATTAAAGGTCAGCCCCACGCTATCGCTAAGAGAACCACCGCCTCGGTTATCTGTTGCCATTATTACCAAAATTAAATCTGTGTAACCTGAAAAAGAACTGAAGGATACAGAGGACTGCGCACTTCCCAAAGTGGTAGTAGCTATCGGCGTGTAAGTAGAACCTGCTGGCATTTATCTATCCTTTGATTCCGTAAAGGGCGAAGTGTGAGTATTGCACATAAGAAAAGCCATCAAATGGCGATAATGTAATTGAAGTAATTGCATTGGTATTACGCCATACTCCACTTGTCAAATGGATAACGCCTGAACCATTGTTATCTACTCCACCTAATGAGCGTGAAGTTTTGTATTTATTTGTATCTAAATAATCCAATACATCGCAGACAATTGCCCCAAATACGTTACTGCTTGCGCTTGCGCCTGCAAACTTGTCCATAAAGCTCTGATTGGTATTGGCTTCGCCATAAGCGATTGCGCTAGACCCTGTTCCGTAAAGCGTGTGATAGGTATAGTTTGCGCCTGTGTCGCTGTTAAATTGAACCTTAGTTCCGTTTTGTACAACTGAACCAGTAACGCGGGCTAAACCCCTTATTTGTAAATGCTTAAATGTCGATGGAATAGATGAAAAAGTTACTGTGCTAGAGCCGCCAGCCCCGACTGTAACTGTGGCAATAGACTCATAGGAGCTGGTTACACGCGGGTAGTTGCCGGACGCAACGATTCCCAGGATCAGTGGCATTAGCTCACATCGCCCACTACTGTGAAGGTATTGCTAGCTGTGCAGATAATTGTGCAGGCAGAGTAACGGGCGCGCAGGGTTGGCGCTGATGCAGTTGCACCTGTCGATGTAATCGTGACTCCAGCGCCTTGCGCCAAGCTAGTTAATCCGACACCGATTGATTGAAGATTGATGATGTTACCCGCTGCAAATACTGATGGCGGCACTGTAACTGTCACAGCTGATGCATTTGATGTGGTGACTAGCTTGCCCAAGTCTGCGGCTACTAGAGTGTAAGTAGTTCCAGTCTGTGCGTTAAATGAAAGTGTGGTGTCATCCTGTTCAGTCCAGGTAAAGTCTAAATCTGTGCCTGATGCCTTTGATAGCACCTGGCCAGTAGTACCGCCTTTGAGATCAACGAATGATGTGTCAGGCCCACCTAAAGCGGTGCGAATTGCGGCTGCGCCATCTTTAACCAGGTCGGTGTCCGAAGGTACTGTCCAGCCAAAGTTTGTTGTAGTAGTTGGCATTGCTTCTCCTTATGCCACGATAATGGCTTCATTCCAGTCAAGTGTAGAACTTATTGTGTTCCATGTCTCTGCGACACTTACATCATCCCATTGCATCGATTGCAAGCTGAACGCGGTAGGTGACACATTGAGTGTGAGGTCTAGGCGGTTATAGCCTGCCCTAAATGTCCAGCCTTCGACAAAGCCCTGGAAGCGACCATTGACCATATTTGCTGGCAGGTCTGTAATGTCTAGGGCTAAGCCCATAAACACATTGAGAAGCGCATCGCGGTCGCTGTCATCGATTTCAGAATTGCCCAGGGTAAATGTGATGCTCTCGAATACATCCTGCGGCCAGGCTCT